ATAAAAAATTGTCTAATAATTTTTCAGCTTCTCTACCAAATTCTTTTACTGGCGCACCTTCTTTTAAATCTTTTAAACCTGCAAGAAAATCCCCATCACTAATTGATTGTTTAGTTCTTGTAAATATTTCAGTAGGATTATCTACATTTTCCCAAAGCAATTTTTTAAAATCTCTACCTTTGCTACTAGCTAAATATGCTTTTAATGTTGGTCCGTGAAATGTACTTCTAATACCTTTAGTAATAACTCCAGCATCATCTAATCTCTCTGCAACTTGAAACATTTTACTTGATTTTCTAGCTAGTCCTACACCAGCTGTTGCCCAATTTTCAGGAGATAGTAATTGAAAACCAAAGTCTAATGCACCTGTTCCAAATTGTGCTTGTTTAGTTCCTGGTTCATACAATTCGTACAAGCCAAGTTCTTGAAATACTTTTCTACCAGGAGAAACAGAAGGATTAAGTCCTGCATTTTTAAACTCTTTTCCAAGCTCTCCTTGAAACTGTACAATGTTTTCTGCTGTTTCTCTTGACTCAATGTCTATCTGTGAACCTAATACATTTTCTAAAACATATTCTCTAGCTTGTATTGGATCATATCCAGCAGCAACTAACCTTTTATATTCCTTAGTATCTGATGGATCAGTAGATAGTTTTAACCAACCTCTACCTAAATCATATTGTTCGCCAGATCGTATAGCCTCTAACATCTTAGGAGTTCTTAGTGTTCCTTTGACTGCTTGTTTATAAGCATCTCCAAAAGCCATATCAGGATTTTGATCTTGTAATTCATTAGCTCTAGCTAAAGCAGGAAATATAGCTTCGTAAATATCTACAAATCCAGTAACTGCTGTTCTAGTAACAGGTTTAACAACATTGTCTATTGGACTAGAAGCTACTTGAAAAAACCTATTGTTTTTAATTTGATTAGCTAAAGGATTTTCAGAAGTATATCTTTTTATTTTAGTGAAAGCATTCCCTTTGTGTACTGCTGCTTTCTTTGCAATGTTTTCTAGCCTATCGTCATTCAACCCAATACCTAATTGTGCTGCTGCTGCAACTACACTAGGTGGTAAATTAGGATAACTGTTAGCAATTTTAGCTGCTCGTTCAGCTTCTTCCTGTGAAACCACAGGTGATATTTTTTCTACTGTTTCAAATTCTTGTTGAAAATTGTCATCATAAACTTCATCATCATACCCAAAATTTTTAATTACCATCAGTCAAAATCCACCAACTGTAATAAAGCTGTATCTCCTGTCATAACATACATTTGATATAACAAATCGCTTACATTCTGTTGTTGGGGAATTGCTGGTCCTACTCCTGGTCCAATGTCTAATCCTGCTGTCACAGGTTCTGTTGGTCTTTGAGTCGATCCAAACACATCCGTATTAGGCATTTGCCTTCTGGCTTGTGGTTGAGATGTCCCATCTTTTGGTAATGGTGCAGCTTGTTGTTGTTGTGTTAAATCTTTTTGCTCACCATAATCAACACCTGGTATTCTACGAACAGCTTGTGTGTTGTCTGTATAATTCCTAGCTGCTGGAGGAACATTTGCGTTTCTATTAGTTATTCCTTTGTTACTAGAAGATCTCGCCATTTTCATCCTCCTCATCTTCTTCTTCTAAAAAAAATTGAAACACTGAATTCACAATTATACTACCAAAAGGGAATCCCATTGGTGGGTATTTTCCCATATTAAATCTACCTCGTGGTTTAAATATATCTTCTTTTAAAATAATATCATCACCTAGTTCATCTACATCACAGAGAGCAAAATCTACTATTTCATCAAATTTTTTATTGATAGACATTATCCTCCTAAACTTCCAAGAAGTTCAGCTATGCCTGGTGGAGGACCTTGTGGTGGCAAAGCACCTCCTCCAAGCAACTCTTGTTCTGGTTGTGGAATCTCTGGCGCTTCTGCAGTAAAGAACTTATCTAAGATATTTTGCATATCACTAGGATTACTTCTTATCTGCACAATAGCCATAATTGCTTTAGGATCACCTTGTTGAGCTTGTGATAACAATGTATCAAATAAAACACTATCTGCTTTCTCTTTTAATATTCTGTCATTAACTCTTACAATGTTATCTAAACCATCAAGGTTTTCTTGTAATGTTTGTTTATCTATAATACCAGCTTGAAGTAATTGCAGCCCTGTAACTATCTTCTGTGGTTCGTCATATCCAGCCATAGCTCCATATACTCTACGAGTTTTGTAGGAACCATAAATATCTTTACCTGGGTCGTATGTTTCTGAATAAAATTTATTAGCCATATAACCAGACAATGATTTAGATTCTCCTCCATACATTTTTTCATCCCACTCTAATCGTTTAGAGTCAATCATCTCTATAGCATCTGCCATAACAGTGTGATACTCCCTAATCATTAAAGACATAGAAGAACCAAGTTCTTCAAGTCCTCTACCTGTAGCAAAAGCTAAAGGTGACTGAGAATCATCTTGTGTAGGATAAGAACCACCAACACGAAGTTGTCGTTCTATTCTATCTATCTGTTGAAAAATCTGATATGGAACATTGGATGCAGGTTTAGAAACTTGTGTTCCTGGAGCTAGATAATTTACTGCAAATCTACCTTTTCTATACTGTCCAGATTCTATCTCTCCAGAAATATTAGTTTCTGTAAACACTGCATCTTCCATAGCTATTATTGACATCACATTAATCTTTGCCATTGAACCCATAAGTCCAATTATTTGATCATACTGTCCTTGCATCCTGTCAAAACTAAATTTCTTAGCTATAACAAAAGCTGGACCACTATCAAGTGGATTTGGTATGAAGTCAAGAATAGTAGCAGAACCCATATGAAATATGTATGTACCTTCTATATTATAATACTCAGCTACTAAATCTCCATCACCATTAGAGTTTGCCCAAGAACCATTGGTTTGGCTATTATAAGCAGAAGCATATGAGTTACCTACTGCTTTCGGATTAGTAATTGATTTATTTTTTTGATAAATTTTATCTTTAGCATTTGGATAGGTTGCTGCAAGAGCATTCTTAGGAACCCTCCTAACAATAGCCATATCTTTTGGTTGTTGTTCTGCACCGAAATATCCTGGAAAACAATTATACGGGTCACGAAGTTCTGCACAAGGATATGGAGTTCCATCAGGTCCTTTTTTCTCTCTGATAACCCATACAGCAAAACCATAACCAGGTAACCATCTACCTACTTGTGGCATTTGTAGTTCTAGTTTTTGTGATTCATCATAGGAGTTAACAATTCTTGCAATCTTTTCTGTTTTCATTCTTGCTCTATCAGAATCTTTACCATTAGGTACATCAACTTTCAAGTTAGGAATACGACCAATTTTTTGTGAGAGATGTTCTAAACCTGACATCATTAAGTTAGGAACAGGTACTTGCCAATCTGCTAATCCTTTAAGGTTATCACCAAGTAAAGCTGCAATACCATCTTGACCACCATTCATAATGGCACGTATTCTACCTCTTTGACTATAACTCCCGTTATTATCAAAATGTAAACGTGTTATTGCTTCTGATATTTCGTTAGGTGTCATTATCCCCAAGGACTTTCGTTCATATTGCTTATATCCCATTCTCCGAAACTAGGTTCATAATCTAATCCTACTTCGGCTAATCTTTCTTTTTGTAATCTTCTTATAACTCTTAGTGGAAACCACGAAGCCATAACAACATCACTCTTGTTATTTCTTCCAGACTGCTTACTAGCACCTGTAGAAAAATAAATTAATTGTCTACGATATATATTACTCTTAGTTTCGCTTTCTGCACTACCATACGGCAAACTAATTAACTCCTCTTTAAACAATTCTCTCATACTTCCAACACCAAAGATAGGATCAAATTTGTTTTTTTGTGTTTGATGTCCTTCGAGATATATACCTACTCGTGTTGTATAGTCTTTTAAATCTCTGTCTTGTCGGATAGCTCTTTGGAAACCATTTTCTTCAATAACCCAATGTGACAAATTATACATCTCGTGCCATTTCTTTATAGTTTCTTTAGCTTGTATAACACCACCACCTTCTTGATTTTCTATATCTACCATATACATTTTTCCTGTTTCAGAGTTTACTGCCCACAAGAAACAGGCTTGGTAACCTGTAGATGCAGGGTCTAATCCTGCAATAAGTTGTGTACCAGCAGGTATGTGACCAATAACTCTATTTATATCTCTGCACTTGTCAACTTCTTCTACATCAAACATTGTTATTCCCTCTACAAATGCTTTGTTAAGATACACCATTTCAAAAATAGCTTTACCACCTGTGGTTTCAGCTGAACGTAATCTTGACAGTAACCATTTATAGCTACGCTTTCCAGACCACAACATACAATCTGTGTGTATTTCTATTTCGTTCTCTGGAAGTACACACTCTGTACTATGTGCTTCTTCTACGATTGTGTTCATCTCTGGGTTCTCTAAAAGAAAGTTATATAAATCTTCAGGGTGTTGTCTTGATCCAATAACAACAATAGCTGTATGTTCTTCTTTACGACTAGATAGTGTTGTAGTCCACCATTGTCTAGTTTGTTCTCTAGCACTAGGTTGCACTGTTGTTCCGTGGTCTTCAATGTCATCTGCAATAATTAAATCACAGTCACGAGATAGAATCTTTCCACCTTTACCAACAGCAACCATTGTCGGGCTTTTAATACCAGTTACTGTTCTTGTAGCTATTGTAAACTGTCCAGATGTCCAAGATTTACCTGATCTATTCTTAGGTTTAAATGTTTGTCCTGGTCCACAGAAATCCTCAATAAGTTTTTCGTTGTGTTCTAAATGGTCAACCACTGCACCTACTGCGTTCTTAGCTATTTCCTCGTTACCACCAACCCACATAATTCTAACATTGGGACTTCTACATATCTGCCATATAGCAAAGTGTGTTAACAAGTCCGTTTTGCCGTGTCTTGGTGGGCTAAGTATCATCTGTTCTCCACCTTCATCAATAGCATCTAAAATAGATTGTATCCATCTCTGATGAAAGTCAGCAGTTTCGTAGATCTCTCCTGTTTCTGTTTGGAAATACCTATCTCTAAAATCTTCAAACTTTTGTAGTGACTTGATTGCTTCTTCTGGTGTTTCCCAATTTTCAGCTGCTTTAAGATTTGATTTATCAATTAAATACGCTTCGTGCATTTTAGTGACCATAGGGTTACTTATCTTTAGTAGTTTTGCTACTTCTTGTTTTTGTATAAGTTTTTTATCTACGGCTTCTGCAAACTCTTTAACATACTCTTGATAATGTTCTCCACGACTTACTGTCATCTGTGACGTGTACTGATCAGCTTTCTTTTGTTTATATTTTTTATGTCTAGATTTTTGAGAACATTGAGTAGAACAATATTTTTTCCTATTGTCCTTAGCCATAAACTTTTTCTCACAACCTTTGTTGCTACAAACTTTTCGTTCAGCCATTATTTTTTTCTAACTTTATTTTTTTTATTAGCTTTTTTTGGTTTATAACCTTTACCAGGCATACATTCTCCTTCTATACTTAATTTAATGAGCAATTACATAAG